GCGACGTGATCCGGGCTGGCCTTCAGGCCGTAGGACATCTGCATCTTCACGCAGAGCGACCACATCACCGCTTCCTCGTACTCCTCCGGCAGCCCGAGCGGATCGGTCAGCGTGGTGTAGGTCGGCAACTCGGCCTTGGTAACGATGTGCAACTCGTAGATCGCCGCCGGCGCCACTGGCCAGAAATGCACACGCCCGATCGGCCACGAACTGTCGTAGAACACCGCAGCGGGCAGGCTCCTGAGGTCCTTGATGGTGACACCCGCCCAATCCTCTTTGCTCTCGATGATGGCGAGATGGATGTCCACTGGGTTAGGCCCGCCGAACGGCTGCATGCGGCACCACGCGGCGTGGATCTTGTCCGGGCGCGCTTGGTTGTAATCGCCCCCAGGACCGATGCTGTAGTAATTGGCGCCGGTCGAGACGAGCGACGTTGACGGCAGGTTCCACACCATCCAGCGCTTCCGGCGCCACGCCGCCATCAGCCAGCGGAGATATTGCAGGCCAGTATTGGAATCTTCTGCTAAAGGAGTTTGTCCCGTGCCTGAAATCCCCGAGGCCCTCAGAGTGAAAGTAATCAAATCTCCAGTCGTTTGAATCACCTTGGCCTCCAGGTCTGACCGTAGCGGCGGATCGCGCGGATCGTGGTCTCTGACACACCGAAGCGATGGGCAAGATCGGGGTTCTTGGCTGGGCTAGCTTCTATCAGCCGAATGGCCCTCTTTGTGAGTTTCGATGGCTTGCCGCTATTACGGCCCTTCGCACGCATGTCCGCGTTGTTGTCAGCAATGGTGCCGAGAAAGATGTGATCGGACCGCACACAACCTGGATTGTCGCACCTATGGCACGCATGCAGGCCGAGCGGGATTGGACCACGCTCTAACTCCCACGCGATCCGATGCGCCAGCCTAGCACTCTCTCCTACGCGCAGCACGCCATAACCCTGTGGGTTGCGCGCACCAGTCCATTCCCAGCACCCGCTCGCATGTTTGGTATATGCCGCAAGCCGCTCTGCAACCGTCTTGCCGTGGATCTGCTCTTGTCGCAACTCTGTATCGCCATTGCGGCGCCATGCTGCGTAGTGCCGCGCGCAGTAGCCTCCGGTGTCATAGACACCATCGCATCCCGCCACACTACATCGCCGCACATTGTCAACAAGGCCGGCCTTCCGCGCAGCTCGCTTGGCTTCAATGCGTTCTTTGTTGGCGATCCTATACAGACGGTTGTATTCGCGCTTTTCATCTCGGTTCATGCCGTTATGTTACGACATAACGGTATCGGGCAGTTAGTAGAAAGATGCACCGATCTGCCGGGGGAAAGCGCTCGGTGCCACACGCCTGGAAACGCCCCTAGGAGGAGGCCCGGCAGAGTTCAGGCGGACAGGATGGTGAACCACAGCCCCGCTCCTGGAGACACGAACTGCGCCTTGCCGGCGGCAGCCAGCGAGATGCCGGTAGCCGCTGCCACACCGTTGATGGTGTCGGACGTGCCGACCGCAGCGAACACCTGCGCCGCAGCGGCGCCGCCGTTGATTATCGACACCTCTTGGCCGCCCACAGCGGGAGGCAGAGCAACGCTGTCGGCAGCGGTGGCACAGACGGCGATGCGGTTGATGGCGGCACGCAGCGGAATAGCTGCAGCCCTCGTCCCGCCGGCCGTGGCTGTGATGGAGGTGGCGTACGATTGCCCGCCACCAGCGGCGGCAATGCTCGGATCGAACAGCCCCGGCCCGCTGCCATAGGCAGAGCCGGGGAGGTTGTCCTGTGGGCCTCGGTTGGCGAAACCAGACATGCGTTGTCTCCCTACTCGATGTGTTTCCAGAAGATGCGCTTGCGGATGGCCCAGATCTGATTGCGCGTCACGCCGTAGCGCGCTCCCAGGACTGGCCCGCTTTCGTCACTGGCGCGGATCGCGCGTACGTCCTCCTCAGTGAGGACGGCGCGATGGTTGCCTATGCCCGGCATGTTGTGACCGCGGCGACCTCGACCCTTGCGATCCATGTCGGCGTTGTTGTCGGCCAGCGTGCCGACGAAAAGGTGCTTGGGGCGCACGCATCCAGGATTGTCGCAATGGTGGAGCACGAATAAACCTTTAGGGATCGTGCCGCCTGCCAACTCGTAGGCCATGCGGTGAGCCATGACGCGCTCGCCGCGCAGGTTGATGATGCCGTAACCCTTTTCATTCCTGTAGCCGGTCCATTCCCAACATTGCGGGGTCTTCCTGACATACAGTCGGAACCGTTCTTCCGGCGTTAGCCCGTAGTGCCGCACCGGCTGTGCAATTCTGTCTGCGCCGTTGCGTAAGAACTCGCGGTAATGCCTGTGGCAGAAGCCGCGAGCTGTGTGCGGCCTATCGCACCCATCGATCGAGCATCGTGCGGCCATTCCCTTCTCCCTGCCATGTCTGTCCGTATTCGCATCTTGACATGACAGGGAGTTGGTGTCTATAAGACAGCTATGTTAACGGTCAATTCGCCACGAGGCGACACGCCAACTGGGGCCGAAGCGCGGCGCACCCCCATAAAACATCAATTCGTATCGGGAACGTATCGTCGGAAATCGAGTACTGTCTTACCGCTCTCATTGATATCCCGTCTTTCACTACACGACTAGCCATGTCAACACCACCTGGCATCACTAGGTCCGCTGTGGAGAACGTAAAAGCGTCGGGGTGGTATGCGAGGCTCAACCCGGTCGCGACGCTGGCGGTATTGGCGAAGGTGATCGGCGCGTTTGCTGCCGGCGAGCCGGAGACGTTCTGCGTCGGGCCGGTGACGACGATGGCGGGACTGATCGCCATGTTGCCGGCACCGCCAGCGTAGTTCGAGGTCAGCGTGAATTGTTGCAAGACGCCGGTGTTCACTTTCGTCTCGGGATGCACGCGATAGACACCGGTGATGGTGAACACGTCGCCCGCGTTGCCCGCGCCGGTGCCGGTGATGACCGCGAGCGTGGCGCCGGTCTGCGAGGCGGCGTTCACCAGATAGCCGGCCTCGGCGCCGCGGGTCTGCGTGGTAAGGTGCGTGTTCTCGGCCCACTCGAAGCCGCCGCTCAGTCCCATCACGCCATCGATGTATTGCCGACGGATCTGCTCCTGGCTCTGGAACAGGCCCTTCAGGGTGTCGACCAGATCGACGTTGTCCTGCGTGTTGATACGCAGCAGCCACTGCTTGGATTGCGGCGTGAGGTTGTCGAGCAGCAGCTTGCGGGCCTGGAGGATGGTCTTGTAGGGCATCGCGGCGCCGGCGGTGCCGACCTGGTTCCACACTTTCGGCCACATCTGATTGACGAAATCGGCTTCCATGCGGGCGGCCAGTGTGGCGATCGCCGGCTCGATGTAGCGCGCCGAGAAGTCGTCAATGCTCAGTGTGAGTTCGGCGGACGAGAACGAGAAGTCGGTGTGATACTGGTTGGTGATTGGCAGCGAGACATACTGCTCGACGGTATTTTGTAGCGAGAGCGCCGGCGTGGTGGAGACGGTGTATTGCACCGGCAGTCTGATGCGCAACGTGGTGCCGATCTTGGCGCCGCTATTGGCGAAGCTGTCGTCGTATTGCCGATTGACTGACCCGATGATGTTGCACTTTTGGTGGAGAATGACCAGCGCCTTGGCGGTGATCATATCGATGGTGAGGAGCGTGTTTGTTGCGGGCACAATGGCCTCCCAAGGCAACGGAATGAGGGAAGGCGCCCGCGATGAGCAGGCGCCGGTTCAAGCCGTTGTCGCAATGAGAGGGAAGCCGCGCTGACAGACGGTGGAGGCACGCCACGCGGTGTTATCGGATCCGCTGCCCGTGTCGGCACGTCACTTCATGCGGGCAAAGCCCGACGCGCGGTGTTGACCGATCCGCTACCGGTTAGGCACGGCTAGTTGCTCTAGCGCCGGCGAGCATCCATGGCCTCGCGGCTGTACTTCTCCACGAGTTGTTGGCCGCTGAGCCGATACTCGTTGACCTGTGGGTTAGCCCGGCCCGTCACCGGCCGCACCGGCGCTGGTGCCTGGGTGATCTGGCGCGGCGCCGCGGCCGTTCGCATCGGCGCGTCCTCCACCGTCGCGGCGTACTTGCCGAGCGCCACGGCGCGCGCGCGTTCGGTGCGCAGGTTGGCGATACGCTCCACCGCTTCGGGGTCGCCGGCGAGTGCCGCGGCCACCTTCACACCATCCGGCATCTCGACCAGCAACTGCGCAAAGCCGGCATCGGCGCCCATCGACACCAAGTCGTCGCAGCGCTGTTTCCAGTCGGCATAGGCAGACTGTCCCTGGTTGTGGAAGTTCTCGGTGCGGATCTGGTGCTCAACATCGGCGCGGATCTTGGCGATCTGGCGTTGCTCGCGCTGCTCGGGCGTTTCCTCGACGGGCGCCTGCTGCTGCGCCTGGCGGCGATAAAACTCGGTCTCGGCCCGCAGTGCCTCCCGCTCGCGCTCTGCCGCGCCGAGGCGGGCACGCAGTTGCGCGATGCGACGGTCTTCCTTGTCCCGCGCGTCCTTCTGCTCCTCCGGCGTCTGCTCCGGCGCATCGGTCTCGGGTGCTGCCGCGGCATCTGGTGCCGGCGCGGGTGTCGGCTCCGGCTCGGCGGCCGGTATGCCTTCGGTGGTCTCGCTCATGGGCTACTCGTTGTGTGGTGGGGCTGATGGCGGGTGGTTCGCCGTGATGACGGTCGGCGCATCACGCGCGGTGCGTGCCAGGGTGCCGCGCATCTGCATCAGCGCGACCTCCAGTTCAACGACGCGGGCGCGCAACCGCTCGATCTGGGCTTCCATCTCGGCCAGGCGGTCGGCGTCGTCGGTCATACCATCCCCATGCCGGGGCCTGGAGGCGCCGCCGACGGCGCAGGCGCACCGCTGCCATTGGTGGGTGCGGGCGGCGCCAGGGTGGCCTGTAGCTCGCTCTGCTGCGCCGCGTGCTGCTGAAGCTGCGGGTGCAGCTCGGTGGCCAGCATGTCCTGCACCATCTGCCGCACGACGACCTGCAACGCCAGCGGGTCGATGCTGCCGACGGCGGCGAGCCGCTTGGTCTCGGCGTCGTAGTCCTTGATCTCCAACTCGTGCGCCTTGTCGCTGATCAGTTCCTTCTGATGCGCCACCTCCGCCTTGAGCGAGGCAATCTCGGCGTCGGCCTTCTGCATCATTTGCATCGCGTCTTGGTGCATCTTCTGCGCCTGCTGGCTGATCGCCTGCACCTGTGGATCGACGCCGCTCTTGTATTGCGGCGGCAGGCCACGTTTCAGCCGCTCGGCGAGCTCGTCCGCGCCCGGGAAGTCACTATTGGATGCCCAGAAGTCGCCGACGATCTGAAACGCCGCGGGGTTCTGCGCCATGATCTGCGAGAACGCATTCGCCGCCTCCTGGCGCTGCGTGCCATACGCCGGCCCCACGTCGGCCTCCACGTCATACGAGCCCACATTCGGGTTGAAGATGACGCTCGGATCCGGCGTGTCGGGATTGTCCTGCAACTCCTTCGCCTCGCCGCCGGTCAGCGGCACCGCGTCGGCGCCAGGCAGTTGCCCGACATCCGGCTGCTGCGGCGGCGGGCCGACGAACTGGTGCGCCTCTGGGGCATCCGGCGCCACCACGACTTTGTTCTCGTCGCCATCCTCGGCGAGCGTCATCACCACGCGCCGCGTGTCGTAAATCTTGGGTATCAGGTCGAGCAGGATGCGGCCGATCTGCCGGATCCCCTTCGCCTGGTTGTCGATGTAGTGATACGTCGCGTTATCGCCCTGCCGCTGGCGCTGCTGAATCGCCACGCCGCTGCGTTCGTTGGATGGCATACCCATCTCGGCCTGGTACTGGCCGGTCACGCTCATTAAATCCTGCCGCGCGATGGTCATGCCCTGTATATACGCCTGCGCCATCTGTGGCGGCTGTTCGCGGGCCGGCGGCGGGATCGGCTGGCCCTGCTCGTCGAGGCCGTTGTAGACCAGCACGGACCAGTTTTTGACGTTCGCCGACGCCCATTGCTCTTCGCGCCCCTGGATCGCATCGATGCGCGCCACGTATGGGCTTTTGGTCTGCAACGCGACCTGCTCAACGGCGGCGGACGCCCAGTAGTTGTAGATACGCTGCGCGTCGATCTGTGCCCGCGTGTGACCTTTGCGGTCCATCTCGCCGTCGATCACGGTTTCTTCGCCGATGAACGGCACGATGGGGATGTATTTCCCCGGCCATTCCTCGCGATCGATGATCTTGTCGCCGGCCAGTTTGAACCACTCGATTTCCGGCTCGGCGACCTCGCGCGTCTTGACGATCAGCGGCTCGATCTGCTCGCGGATGTCGTCGGGGATGTCGTCATCCCGCACTACACTGCCGTCCTGCAACTGGTGGATCTTGGAATTGGCGACGCCGCGCCGCCAGTATTCGGCCACCCGCACATGGTCCTTGTCGTTCCAGCCATCGGTGTGATCGAGCGTGGCCGGGGCGGCGTTGTCCTCGGTGCCATATTCCTCCTCGTAGCGGTCGCGCGGAATATCCTCGAATACGAAGGCGAAATTGGCGTCCGACTTGTCATACAGCTTGCTGTCCGGGTCCATGTAGACCGAACGCGGGTCGGCGATGCGCCTGATCCACAAATCCAGATCGAACGAATCGTTGTCCACATAGTCGGTTTCGACGCGCACATAGCCGATGCCAGACTCGACCTGATGGAAGATCGCGGTGGAATACGCATCCACCGCTTTGCTCTGGTATTCGATGCGCCGGATGATGCCGCTGAACACCTGCGCCGCCTCGTAGGACGCCCTGCCTCCGGTGGGCGTGACCTTGATCTGCGCCTTGTTCTGCCGCGCGTCGTTGATCACCTGCAAATTATGCTGCCGGACCTGGTTGTAGGTCAGACACGGGCGCGACCCGCGATCGGCTTTGACCGAGGTATCCCACTGCCACATATTGTGCGGGTCGGCGTTGGCGAACTTGGTATCGAACAGCGCGCGGTCGCGCCACGCGCTCTCCCAACCGGTACACCGCTCGAATCTCTCCTTCGCCTCGCGAAGGATAGCGGCATCGCCAGCTCTGGGACGACGAGCCATCAGTGCGTCACGGGATTGCGACAGCGTTGCTCATCGGCGCCGCGGTCTCGCCGAGCGCGTTGGTCGCCGTCACCACGCACGTAAGGCTGTGCCCGCTGTCCTCCGGCATCACGCCATATGTCGCATAGGTCGCACCATCGACCGCCACGCCGTCGCGATGCCAGGCGTAGGCATACGCGGTCGGCTCGCCGGTCCAGTTGCCCATGGTGCACGACAGCGTGGCGCCGGTCTGCGAGACGTGCGGCACGTCGACATTCACCGGCGGGCCCTGCGTCGCGACCATGGCCGCGACCAGCGAGGCGATCTCCCGAGCGTGCGTGCGATCGTTGTTGAGCCAGTCGCCGGCCAGCAGCAGGAGCAGCTTCTGCTGATCGGCGGCGGCATCACGCGGGGCAGGCGTGGCCCTGGTGCTAGCGCGGGCGGTCCCCTGCTGTGCGGGATGTGTGCTGGCTGCGTGGCTGGTGTCGTTCTTGGTCGATGCATGGCTCATGGTCACGTCCTCCTGTTACACGCTCATCCAGCCGGTGTTGTCGCGGCCTTCGTAGATCGTCCGGTGTGTCGGGAACTGCTGCTCGATGATGCTGTCCAGCGGCTTCACCTCGGCCTCCCGCACGCCCAGCGCCAGATAGCGCGCCGCGTCGGCGCCGTGGCTCGCGTGGTCGTGCACCGGGGCGCTACGCCAGGTCTGCGCCGCCTCGTTCCATTCCCGCCGGTAGTGCCGCAGCGCGTGGATGCCCTTGGCGCAGCGCTCGGCATCGAACCAGGCCCGCGGCAGGATCATGCGCACCGCATTGATGCCATCGGCGACGCTGTGGGCGCGCACGGTGCGGGTCGGCTTCACACCGAGGCCGTTGAGCGTCTCAGTGCGGGATCGGCCGGAGCCTAGTTCGCGCACCTCCGCATCGTGTGGCAGAAGATGCCGCTCATACACATACGGCCGCTGCTGGAGGAGACGCACGTAATGGTCCAGGCCCGCGCCGCTGTCCTCGATGTAGTCGATCATGCGCCATTCGCCGCCGCGCGATATCTGGCAGCACCATATCGCCGTGCTGTCATCGATACCGAGGTCCCACGCGGTCCAGACCTTGAGCGCAGGATCATGCGGGACATGCGTTATGCGACCTTCGCGCTCGGCATCGTCCATGAGCTTGCCGTAGTAGCTGCCGCTGTTCGGTGAACTGAACGAGCAACAAAGTTCCTGTTGGAACTCTTCCTCCGACATCTCACGGCGCAGCGTCTCGATCGCCTCGTCGTTCAGCGCGCCAGTCTTGGTGTAGTCGAGCAGATAGCTGCTATAGCCAGGCGTCGTGCGGGCACGATCATACGCCGCCTGAAGCAGCCCGCGCCCCTTCGGTGTCCCCGAACGAACCAATGTGCCATTGCGATCCGCCAACATCGGCTCGATGACCAGCGGCACCAGCGAAGCCGGCGTGTCATCGAATTCGTCGACCACGACAAGATCAGCACCACCACCACGCCACGAGTCGACGTTGTCCGCGCCGCCACACTGGAAAATCCCGCCGTTCGGCAATCGGACTGCCAACTCGGATCGCCTGACAACAGCGCCGGGTATTGCCTCGGCTGCCTGCGCGAGCTGATCCCACAGCCCAGTGCGTTGCCACATAACGCCATACGGCAAAATGTGGACCACCCGCGGGTTTGGCTTCCTCTCCGTCAGGGCGCGTTTCAGGCCCATCCACATCAGCGCCGTACTCTTGCCGGCGCGGCGGTGGACGACCGCGACGATCCGCTTGGCCGGGTCATCGAGCAGCGGCACC